TACTCAAGCTGCTCGAACATTAAACCACTCCGGTATATCACGTTTAGTCCAAGCCATTGTAAAACGGTCTTGTTTAGTTTGATAGAAGGCTTGGTATGCTTGTACTGGATCACCAAGGGCAATACATTCTGGATAGTCTGCCATGGCAAGTCTGAATGGTGTAACATCATTACTGTAGTTAGTCATTACAGGTGGACGTCTAAGTAAGTCACGCATCTTAGTATCTGTAGCATGTACTTTGCCATACCTATAAGTATATTCGTCACACAAAGCAATAAAGTGTTTGTAGTGCCAATTGTAATTAGAATTAGTTTCACAAGTCCATACGGTACAAGGGTGATAGTGATGAACTGCCTTGTATAGATTTTCTTCTAGGTATGGATCTTGGTGTACATAGTATTTAACCATGCGTTTACCAGATTTAGATGGACGAGTTTCCATGTAACCATCTAACATTCTGTGTGCTGTAGATAGCATCTGAGCTGACTCTACAATCATTTTGACTACATGTTTGTCGCACTGTAGCTGTGCTGAGACCACTGGGTCTTTGTCTAGGATAAAAATATTCATGGTATACCATCTCCACCAAAATTAGTTTATTTATTATACCATACCTTGGTGGAGATGTAAACCCCCTAATTTAATTAATTTGCACGCCGATTGTCTACCACGGTAAGGACGTCTTCGATATGTTGGTCAATGAACTGTTGTTTCTTAGAGACCTTATGAATGAGATCACTTCTGCCTTTCTTTTCAAGTTTCTTAATATATGAGCCTAATTCTCTCGAATCTTTTCGTAGACGTTCAATTTGTGCTGAAATCATATTTTTAGTTTCCTTAATGCAAAAAAGGCCAACACTGCAAGCAATGGGCCTTTGAAGTTGAGTTATGATGTAATTACTACTCATCTCGGAGTAAGCCAGGATAGGCTTCATTTACAATGGGCCTAGTTAGCTGTCTTACAGGTTTCTCCTTATTGATCATAGATATTACGAGTTTAGCGTCATTTGGGTCAATCGATTCAAGAAGGCCAATGAATAGCTTTTCTCTTTTTACTTTGGGCAGGCTGTCACCTGGCCCTCCTTTAACAAAGTTAATAAAACTTTTGTGCCTTTTAAAAAGATTTGACGGGGTACTTTCAGGGCGATTTGGTACATAAGGTGGTTCGCCTCCTGGCAAATTCCATTCTACACTAGTATCCATAGTGCCCCTAATAATGTCCTTGAGAGCCCAAGTTTCGTTTTGTTGCAAGATCCTTACACGGTCTGCTTTTGTTCGGGCCTTGTTATACTCTTCAAGAACCTCATATACAAGTTTCATAAAATAAATTCTCCTACACTTTCAATTAGTAATTTACATCGTTTCTGAATAAGATAGTTAAGAACCTTACCTTTATTAGATAAAGGATCTTGACTATCATAGGTATTTATAATATTATTAACCACAGAAGCTGGTGTCTCTGACAAGTCAATAAGTTTCTTATTACGCAAATAGTTGCGATAAACCTCTTCGCCAAGCGCCCTAGGATCGTCAAGGAGTGCTTCTCTTTTCTTGGCAGATAAGATACTCTGTCTCCTGCTCTCTAAAAAAACATTATCATCAGACATAACATTAGGAACGCCATCACCAGAGTCACCTTTAAGGATCTTATTAGCTAACTCTAATTTAGGGTTCTTTTCTACAACCAGTTTCTTAGTGAGAGGAGAATACTGCCGAATGTTCTTATGAACTTGTAACTGTTTAAAGTCACCGTCTGCAGATATAATCATTACTGGTTCGTAGCGACCAAACTCTTGTGTCGACATAGCAATGTGAGCAATAGAATCGTCTGCTTCGCAACCATCTTGATGAACTACCTTATAAGGAAAGTTATCTCTGATCTCATCTCTGACCATACCAATAATACGGAAGGCTTCAGTCCAGTCAATAGACGATTCCTCTCGGTTCTTCTTGCGCTTTACCTTGTAATTAGGAAACACATCTTTACGCCAGTTGTTCATACCATCGGCAACAATAACCATCTCGCCATATTCTTTGCCAAACTTCTGACGATACATACGAATAGAGTTAAGGATCATATGACGGATCATATTCTCATCTACTGCTACTTTCTGTACCACAAAATTGCCAATAGCAATTGCATTATAATCAAGTAATATCATTACCAACACTTCCAATCTCTGTTAACATTTTCATTATATTCCCAACCAGCATTATATTCTTTTATCTGGTCTTCCGTCATATTCTCTAATTCAACAAGTTCTGAATTATGAGTATCGCCAATAAAGAAATGAGGACGAGACGAACGGCGATAATAGTTATCTGCTGAACCACGGTCGAAAGGTCCGCCATGACGGACCGTTTCTGATTCATTAAAGGTAACATCATATATAGTACCTTCATATTCAAAGTATTCACGATCTGCCATTATTAATTCTCCAAACTTTATAAGCTCTGATAGTTAAATCAGTTTGTGCCAAAGGGGCACGTTGAATGAAAGCAATAAGTTGATCGAAGTCCATTCCGAGAAATTTACACTGTTTATTTAAAACAGTCATTGCACCTTTAATTTGCATATTACGCTACCTCCTGAAAACCAAAGTTAGAAACAACAAACCTAGAACCAGTCTCATCTTCGATGATATCACCAACTGAGATAGAAGCCATAGATGTGTTAAAAGGACCACGGTCGATAGCTGACTCAGGGCCAACATTACCGATATGAAATACTTGATCCATGCTGTTAGCTTCGATCATACAAACTTTGCCATAATGACCATCAGTCCAAGCATCATCTGCTATATTAGCAATGCCTGTGCCATCGAAGTCAAACTGCATATCTCTTTTAGCTTTATATGCTGAATTAGGTTGTTCTGCATTCACAGCAGCGATATCTGATTTTGAAAGAGTGATTTGGTAAACTGAATATTTCATAATGTAGTTCCTTAGTTATTGTTTCTATAAGCAATATAACACATATAGATATAGATGTAAACAACTAATTTGCTTTTTTTACAATTATTTTTAAAATAACGCTAAAGTGTAACATAAAAGATACACTAAAGAGGACTATAATGGATAAAGATGAGCTTTTCTCAGCTATAAAAAACACTAATCCGTGTCAAAGAAACTGGAAAAGTGATGTAAATATCCCACAAGAAGACATCGATTTGATGCTCTCCTCTATTCAATATGCACCTACGAAACAGAATGAAACTAATTACAAAATATATTGGTCTTCTAACCAGTCTAAAATAGAGGAAGTGTATAGCAGAACAAAATACTTTGCTGTGTATGATGATAGTATTCCTATAAGTAGTAATGGAGATACACCAGATGAATACTGTGTAACTAATTCTCAGCTAAATGCAAATTTAATAATAGCTTTCTGTGACGATTGGGATCAGTCTAAAGCCAGAGCAAGAACTCATATGATTGTTGATGATGAGACCCATAAAGAGGATCTGTATACTCATATAGTTAAAAATAGAATAATGGATATTGGTACAGGAATAGCTATAGGTCAATTATTACTTACAGCCAATTTATTAGGATATAGAACAGGCTGTTGTTCTGCATTTAGAGAAGGTGATGTATTAGGTATTAAAAACACATTTGCAAAGTGTATTGTTGGGATCGGTTATCCAAATCCTAATATGGACAGAAAAACACATCCAGATGTCTTAAACAGAGATATACTAATAGAAAGTCGCCGCAATGGAAATCTTGATGACTTATGGTCCTTCCCAACATTTGAAAAGCATGTACAGATAACAAATTTTTAAATTGCATTCTTCCATAGGGCTTCAAAGTCTAATTGGCAATTAACTAGCCTCTCATGGTTATTCCATAATCTTTTAAAATAACTATTGTACATACTTTCTATATCATTAGGTGTGTATGTTAATGGTATCAAGTGACCTTTGACTGCATAGAATATCTCATTCTGTCTCTTTGTCCCGTTCGTCAATAAATTTCTCCTTTAGGTGGCCAACGTGTTTGGCATGGATTTTTAAACCAATAAATTCATTATAGTATGAATCGTCAAAGAGAACATTTCTTTCAATCTGCTCCTTTGCTTCATAATAACTCATTTCTCCTTTGGACGTACATAATCTAAGTATACGCCTCTCCCACCGTTCTGGATCAGACGCCTCAACGAGTAACTTTATTTCCTCGTTAGAACCATAGTATGTCTTCCAATCAGATTCCTTCTTTACTACTCTTTTTCTTTTCTTACCCTTTAACGGTTGCAACCGACGTGTAGACCAGAAGCCTTTTTTGCCTATATACTTTTTCCCGTTAGCGGTATCATTCACTTCATATACAAATCCCACCCAAGTGGCTAATGCCTCCGGGGTGGGATTAAAATTTTCTTCTTCAAATAGCCACATAATATATCCAGTTCAAGTATTCTTAGAACTATTTATACAGCAAATGATTCTCCGCATCCACAGCTAGCAGTGGCATTAGGGTTCTTAACTGTAAGATAACTACCACCTAGTTCAGTGATATAATCTACTTCACATCCAAATACAAACATTTCTGCCATTGGATCCAGCCATAGATTTTCTACTGTAGGTTTTTTATCGGTAGTTCCCCACTCGTATTGGAAACCAGAGCAGCCACCGCCTTTTACGGAAAGTGATACGTTAGGTTTACCTACACTTGCCAAGTATTCTCTTGCTGCATCTGTTACTGTTAACATTTAGTCCTCTAAATCCTCAAACATATCCTCATCTATGCCGACAGGGTGCCCACACATTGGACAGTGTTCTGGAAAGTCTTCAGAATTTCTTACTTCAATAAAACAATGTGCCTCACACATTGGACATTCTATCTCGTGGTGTTTACTGCTCAATTTATTCTCCTATGCTTCACAAGCTGCACAATTCATAATATCTCTTACCAATTCTTGAGCAGGGTTAGCTGATCGTTGATAATAGAATGTTTTTACACCTAGTTTCCATCCTTCTATAATCAATGCATTTACATCTTTAGCTGGTACATCAGGGTGGATTAGAATGTTTAAACTTTGTGCTTGGTCTATATATTTCTGCCTTGCAGCTGCTTGTTGAACAATAACCAATGGTGAGATTTCTGAGAATGTTTTAAATACATTCTTTTCATTCTCAGTCAAGAAGTCTAGTTGCTGTACAGAACCACCGTGTTTAAGAATATTCGTCCAAGTTTCAACATCATCTTTCTCATGTAGTTCTAATACTTTCTTTAGATATGGGTTACGATAAGTAAACTTACCTTTTGCCAAGTCTTTAGTAAAGTAATTAGATGCCAATGGTTCGATAGATGGTGATACCTGACCTAGAATAAATGATGAGCTTGTAGTAGGAGCAATAGCACAAGTAGTAAGATTGCGCATACCATATCCTAGCATACCTTCTGGTTCACCATATTCTTCTGCTAGTTCTTGTGATGCTAACTTAGCACGCTCATCAATAAATTTACTGATTTCTGTTGCTTTAAGATGAGCTTCAAATGACTCAAACGGAATCATACTAGATTGTAGATAAGAATGCCAACCAAGTTGTCCTAAGCCAAGAGCACGCCAACGAAGTGCAAAGTTATATGCAGACTCCATAAACGGAATGCCTTGTGTCTTATCAATATATTCTTCCATAACAGCATCTAAGAAATAGATCATTGTCTCGACAGCATCTGTATCTTTCCACTCGTCATATGTTAACAAGTTCATAGATGCTAGGTTACAAACAAATGATTCATCTTCATTAGAAGGTAGGCAGATTTCAGAGCATAGATTAGATGCCCAGATTTTAATATTGTTATCACGCAAGACACGTGGTGCACTATCATTTACTGTATCTTTAAAGAACAGATAAGGGTATCCACTCTCACGACGTTTACGCAAGATACGTGCCCATAGGGTTCTCTTATCTCCGTCTCCATCAATCATGGATTGCATCCACTCATCACCAATACAAACACCTAGGCTCATATTAATAATAGAAGAACCTTCCTCACGACACTCTAGGAACTCCATAATATCTGGCGACTCAATATCAAGATAGCCAGCAAAGGATCCTCTACGAACATTACCCTGTGCCACAACATCAACTGTTGTTTCGGTTAAGTTCATAAAGTGTACAGGTCCATCAGCAGTTCCACCAGATTTAATTGGCTCACCCCGTGGGCGAAGCGCACCATAGTAGCCAGAAGTGCCTGCGCCCATCTTAGTCTGCATACCAACTTCTGCAGTTTTCTTTAGAATGGATTCCATATTATCATTAATAAAGACACCATTACAAGAAATAGGTAAACCTTTCTTAGTACCAAAGTTTGACCATACAGGAGATGACAGAGAATAGAAACCACGACTCATATAGTCATAGAACTTGTCTGCAAAACCTTCACTATCTAAAATTATCTCTGCTGTCTGAGCAATATTTCTTACTCTTTCTTCGACAGTCATATTTCCGTCAATGTAGCCACGGGATAAAAATACCCGTGACTCATCGTTAGCCCATTCAAAGCCCATTATCTACTCCTTAAAATAGGTCGTCAGCAGAAATGCCTTGACCTTTTGCATATTCAACAGGACGTTTCTGGAAGAAATCAGTCATGTTGGCTCCATATAGTTCTTCATCGAACCAGAATGTTTGATCAATGTGTTCTTGATCATACTTAATTTCACTATTATCAAAACCAATAGCATCAATTGAATCTGCCATGCGCTTTGCAATAAATGATTTAAGAATATCAGCACTCAGACCTGGTGCGGAATGTCCGTCCATAATCCAATCAATCACTTTGCTTTCTGCTTTAAGTGAATCTATACATTCTTGTTGTACACGTGCTTCCAATTCTTTATCAAACAACTCAGGGTATTCTTCACGGAGAGTTTGAATTAGTTTAATACCTACTTGTGCGTGTAGCATCTCTTCATTGCGAGTATATTGTACTTGCTGAGCACAATCTTTCATTACTGCTTTGTTACGGTTCATATGCATAATAATATAGAATTGACTAAACAGACTTACATTTTCAACAAAGAGTGTAAACAACATAATGGAATAAATGTATTGTTTACGTTCGTCTTTATAAACTTTTTTATTATATTTGCGCAAGTAATTAACTCGCCCTTTGATTACATCTACATTAAGGTTCTCTTCGAATACGTGTGTAAGATGTAGCACATCAAGAATTTTCTCATAGGCCATATTATGGATAACCTCTGAGTTGGCCATTGCATAACCTAAGTCTTTAATTGATGGATGTGGTAAGTGATTGCCTACATCAGCCCAGAAAGATTTTACTGCAATCTCAATCTGGCCAATGGCAGACATTGTCTTAACAACAACTTGTTGCTCTGCTGGTGTAAGATCATTTTTAAATTGTGAATAGTCGGACCGAAAGTTGAACTCCTCTGGTGTCCAAAAGCCTTGCCATATGGCCTCTATGAATTGTTTGGTCCAAGGATAGAGGTCGGGCTTTCGTGCGATTTGCTCCGTAAATAGCATATATTACTCCGTGAAAATATGAATAAGGGAAATACCTTATCTCATTAGGTAGTATTATATATCATATCCGGTTTCTTGTAAATAGCTAAATGTAGTAAAATGTAACAATTATTTTCTAAATATTGTATCTTTTTTTGAAACAGTCTATTCTTCTTTTGCAGGCTCTTCAGGAGCTAGTGCTTCCTCATAGTAACCAACTATTGCTTGCTCATCTTTAATGTATCTGCGAAGATCACCAATACCAATTGCAAGGTTTTCATATCCTTTTGGTGTAATGGCAAAGAGTACAGCTGAACCAGTAGATGCTTCGATCTCAGCAATCTTTGCTTCTATATTATCAGGCGTCAAGATAAACCATTCCACAGGTGGAAAGTTAACACCTTTAGGTGCTTCTTGAATAGGAATTCTTTGTTCGACGTATTCAGTCTTTACTGCTACTATCGGTTCCGCTTGACTCCCCAGACACCCCATCAGCATCAGCGGTGATAGGATCAGGAGATGTTTCGCTTTCAATTCTTTTGATAAGTCTGTTAACCGCATTGTTCACTCTTTCTTCCAAGCCTTCTGGATCTTGGATTGCTTCCATAGTTAGATCAATTTTAGCCAAGACACCTCTTAGTTTATCAAGGTGTTTTGACGATTGCTGTAACCTCTTACTAAGGTTACGATTTAATTCTTCATTTCTTTTAGCATCAGCTTCCATAGTCTCAACTGTATTCTGTAGAGTTTCCGCTACATTTACTAGCTTGACATTATTCTCTCTCAGTGTAGCTATCGTTGCTTGTGTGGTATCATAGTAATATTTTCCAGCATAACCAACAGCAGCCATCATACTAAGAATAAAAAGTGCGATGTAAAGTTTAATCATCTTGATGGTTTATAAACTTACGGAACCTTTTAAGTAGAACCGGATGTTTATCCTTTCTTCTGCGCTTATCTGTTACAGATATTTCTTTTACTCTTGGACCTGTATTAGGAGCCATATCAACACCACCATGTGCTATTGAATTTGTTGGTGCATCCTCTTTAACTTTTTTCTTCATCTGATTAGTTCCCCTGCAGTAACGTATATGTTCTGCATAGATTTTAAATGTGTCACTTCATAGATGTCTAAACCTAATACATCACCAACAGGATAACAGTTCTCTGGTATCCTTACCTGATCTCTTGTCTTTACCAATTCTTCGCAGTTCTTGTTTAGAACCTTATCACCATTTACTCTATAAACACCTGGCGACAATTGCTTTTGTTCTAACATAAACCATTCATTATTTTCAGCTAATAGATCGAGTGGATCAATATTACTTTCTCTTAAAATCTTATCAAAGTTATTTACGCCATATTTCTCTTTCATTAAGTAAAGAGCAGCTGCATAAGAACCAATTTTCTTACCAGGGATTAGTTTCTTAATATTAAATACTAGCCTATGGAATGTATTATAGGCTCCCTTTTCATCTTTTGTTTCAGGCTTTTTAAGTTTCTTACCTTTTTCATCAATAAGACCCAACTCAAATGCTGTAGTTTTATCAAACGGCGTAGTGAGCAACCTGAGAAACCTCAGGGTGTAAACTAGATCACCTGCTCTTGATAAAAGTCCCATTTAAATATTCCTTAGTGCCTGTACTACAGTCTCGTCCATAGTTACATCAATTATTTCTGTATTATCAATCATTCTTAAATATAATATAAAAGGTTTGATGATAGGCCATTGAGGATCATCTAATCTTATCTTTAACATCTCAACTGTTGGTTTAACACCAAACACATTGTGAAGCACGATAAGATGATTTAGAATAAGGCGATCTGCAAGATAGCCTGTCTCAATATACCTATTCACCAATCTCTTTACATATTTAAACCTTTTAAGGTCCTCTATGAATTCATCGTGATCTGCACCAAGTGGATTATAGTAATGTTTTGCTGCATACAGAGGAAGGTTATCCTCAGTCAATTCAATATTCATGATATCCCAAACTTTGTTAATCTTTTAGCATTGCGCCTTTCAAAGTATCTATCAAAGTTTTTCTACTCTTCCTACGGTCAAGTTCAATACCATGTTCACGACCAACTTCTTCAAGTTCAGCTTTGCTCATACCTTCCATATTATCAGTATCAATATCATCAACATCTACATAGATTTTATCATTAGATGACAGCATAGTAGCTGTAGGTGCGATAGGAGCTGGTTCGGCTTCTATCAACACTTGAGCAGTATCGCCATTATACTCATCGATTTGTTCTTGAGTAAGTTTAGCAGGTTTAAGAATTTCTGGTCTTACATGATGCTTCCAACCTTTCAGAGTTGGAATAGCATTTGGACACCAGCCTGGGGCTTTAATCATTTACATTTTTCCTTCGGGTTTATCAGCTACTTTATCACCTTGCTTGTTATCACCAGGGCGAAGTGGTGCAGCTTTCATTGGGTTAGCTAAAGCAGATGCATTCTTTTTGATTGCTACTGCGATATCAACTTTATCACCTTGTTTCTTATCATCAC